TGACGATAACGATTAGATCCGAATTCGTAACCTGCCCAGAGGTCTTTAGTTGATCCTCCACCAGAGAAACGTTGAGACGCGAATCCATAAGAGAACTCGCCAATCTTCGAGGTTTTGGAAACCTTAACGCCACTTGTAATGCGATCGACAACGGCTTGTCCAAAGGTTCGAGTGATTCCGTAGGCTTTGACTTCGTTGGCTGCGTATTGAGCGAGCGCACTACTCTCGCGTTTAGCCGCATCAACAGCTTCAGCATCCATCGCTTTGAAGGCGGTAATGATTGAGCGAAGTTCGCGCTTGTCATAGGAAATCGGCTCATCTGCCATTACCTCTGCGCTCCTTCAATATTTCAATCGCCGTTAATACTTGGTCGATGTCAGTCCATTCGCTCATCGGAATTCCGGTTGCTATTGCGATCTCAACTATGAGTCGATTTATGCTTCCGGATTCGAAGCTTTTGGGCTTTCATCTCCTATCGTCATTTCTTCGACCGATAACTCCCAAATCTCTTGAGACTTAGTCGGTTTTCCTGCCGCTTCGCGTTTGTAAGCAAAGTAGGCTAGGTCGAGGAAGTCCGCTTGCTGATAGGCCGAAATATCCTTCATCGAATAAATCGACTTGCCAGTTTTGCGTTCCCATTTCGCCCATTCAGGGAGTCCAGCGTTATAGGTGACTTCCTCGCCGTTCGTGTATTTAATTGTGATGCTTAACTTCATAGCTCCCGATCTCCCTCTTAACTAAATGTCTCTACTACTGCGCCCTTTGATACTTTAAAAGTGAAGGATACAGTCTGAGCGTCGATTCCCGAACCACCAGCAGTTGGAAACTCTGGCTTAATTGGAAAAACGAATTGAGCGCCCGATGCGGCGGTTAGTGTGATGCTGATGTCGGTGTCCGGTGCTGTCTCCGCTGCTGTCCAAAGTGCTTCGCATACTGAGTTAGCTTTACCCCAATCAGCAAGCATATCGAGCTGGAATGTGCCTTCAACATTGACGGTCTTATAAGCTTCTCCATCAAGAGTCTGATAAGTCTCGCGAACGTTTGTTTTTGTTAATACAGCGTTGGTCGCTTGGGCTTGAACGTCCGTTCCACCCGTGAAAGATAGACCAACATCGCGACCAGTAATTACTGTGGTTGCCATTTGTTCTCCTAGGTTGTTTGTGTGTAATAGGTGGAAACGCGAATATCAGCGACTAATAAATTAACCGCTCCCACTTGCGTAACCGATGGCCGCTCGACTGGGCCGACTGTGTAGCCGTCCGGTATAACTGCCAAAACTGAAAATATCAGCTGCTCAAGATTATCAAGAGAAGCTGGGTTTGAAAGATAAGCAACTCCGCAAGTGATAGTTAGGTTAATCTTTGCGTGAATAGTTGCGTCGTTAATTGTGTTGAGTTCTAGGTAAGGCGAATCCGGCACAAGAATAACCGCTGGAACTTGCACAGCTTCTGGAACGTAACTATAAACGTTCGCAGCTACTGACCCGAGTGCAGTTGCCAGCGGTGTCCGGATAGAAGAAAGAACAGTTGAGGCGGGCATTATCCCACCATTGTCTCAACGTCGAGGTAAGGGCCAAGTAAGCCAGTTACTTTCGCGAGAAGGTTCTTTGAAAGGCGATAAGGAGTTACTGCGAAGTCAATTCCTTCGATTGATCCGCCAGCTGCGGTTCGGGCTTGAAAGATTTCGACAGAGATAGCCAATACAGCAGATTCGACGTTAGGGTTTCCGACATAGGTTGAGAGGCCAGAGAGAGCAGCGTTTCCTGCTGGGATAATGTTCTTTTCCAATATGTCAGCATTTGTGATTGCGACAGTAAATACATAATCGGTGATTTCGTTGTCGGTTACTGTGTGAGTGCCATTAAAGGGAGATCCGCAACCAGTAATAATGACGGATTGGCCTTGAGTAAATTCGTGGATTGTGGCAGTCTCAAAATAAGCCACATTATCTTCTAGCTTAACTTTGTTAATTTTGCTTTGAAATGTGACGAGCATTGGAAGAACTAGATTCTCACTTGTGTCCACAATGTCGCTCAAATAAGCATCTGAATACAGGGATGACGAGACGCCAAGAATGGTTCTTAGCTCCGTGGCCGTGACTATCGTTGGCATCTCGCCTTCCTTTCGTTCTAAGGGGTTAAGCCCTGCTCGGGAGCGGACAGGGCCTAACTATTACTAAGCGTTATCGTTAGCTGTGTAGCCACCAGGAAGCTTCGGTGCTACTGCCGCATAGCCGTAATACATTACGGAAATTTGGCCGCTTGCGATGACGTTTGTCTGAAGTGTTAGACGTGGGCTTTCGTAGAATGTAAGCGCGTCTGGGTTAATGACGTAAATTGATCCGTCACCAGTTCCGGAAAGTGAGCGAGATACATAGAGGTCAAGACCAGCTACGTTACCGCGAACGGAAAGTGGAGAAAGTGCGCCACCTGCGTTTGATGGATTTGAAGCGATGTAGATTGGGCGACCATTGTCGTTCAATCCCATAATTTCTGCCCATACATCTGGGGACACTACAACGTTGCGAGCAAAGCCGAGCGATCCGGTGTAAACGTTCTTTGCAGCGTTAGCAAAGAAAGCGAGATAGTTAGCTGCTGTTGCGCCAGCCTTAGCGGTTGATGCAGTTGCAGTTGCAGATGCGCGAGTTACTGCATAAGCGTCAGTTGCCTTTGCATATGCGAACTCCATTTGGCGGACAAGTTCAGTAAAGAACGCTGGGCTAGAACGATCAATAAGTTCTACGCTTACAGTCTGTTGTCCAGCGAACTTCTTGACATCAACGGAAATAAAAGCAGTTCCCATATCTGTTTCGGAAGGCGTGCCTTCTTCATTTGTCAAAGCCACAGTTGGCGCGGTGTTGATGCGAGGCAATTCAAAGGTCATCCCGGAAGCCGCAAGGGTTTCGCGTGAAAGAGCATCGATAAATCCGCGATCGCCATTAGCGACGCCATTAATGAGAGTTGTGCTTTGTGGAGTTGGGATAAATCCTGCGTTGTCTGTTGTGTTGTCAGCAGCGCGGAGATATGAACGAGCATCGTCATCGCCAAGTGCGGCGCGAATGCTGTTCTCTAGATATTTTGCCTTTGTAAACTCAAGGCGAGGTGCGGTGTAGAACGCTGGTTTTGGCGCAGCGGCTTCCACCTTAGCTGCTTCTACCGCTTCTTCTACGGCAGGAGCAGGAGCGGTAGTGTCTGACACTTGGTCTCCTTCGGTTGGTTTGTCTGCTTCAGCGGTCGCCGCAGCAGAATCTTCTTTTGGTGCTTCGTTTTCTGATGCAGCGACTTCGCTAACGCGAGCTGAGTCGATAGCTGGATCAGTTACTAATGAAACTTCGTCAAGGGTGGCGCTTGTAATTTGCATTACGCCTTTATTGTTTACCCATTCGTTAATTTGTGCGCCAACGCTAAAGCCATCCCTTAATCCTTCGGTGGCTTCGATTAAAGCATCTTCTCCGGCCATAGTGTTAGCGATTTTGAACGTAGCCACAATTCCGTCCTTAGTTACTTCGTGAGCAATCATTTTGCCGATTGGACGAGTCCGGTCGTGCTCCAATAGCAATTTAACAGGCTTTATATCAATTGAGTCCGCAGCGAAAACTGTCGGGCCAACTGACGTATTGCCTTGCTCGTTCCAAGTAACAATAGTTCCGCTAATTGTGCGCTTAATTGTGTCGGCAGCGGTTACGACCATCGGCATTTTAATTTTCATTTGGAATCAAATCTTCCTCTCGTTGAATCTGCTCAACGCTCATCGCGCCGATACGATTTAGGATTTCATACACTTGAGCGCGTTCTAAAGCGTTACCGCGTAGGAAATCGTCAAGTGCGAAGCGAGTCATTACTGGGTTGGGCACAAAGTCCGGCAACGACAACCTTTCCTCAATCGCTTTGAGTATAGGGCGAAGTGAGAAATCGACTAGTGAGCGCCGCTCTGATACCGCGTTTGAGTAAGTCATTGAAGTAGTTTCGGCGCTCAAGAAGTAAGCAGGGATTCCACAAGCGCGCGCTAATTCAAGCGCGACATATTGGCGAGCTTCTGCAAGTTGTAATGACTTGGGATCAAAACCAAATTCTTTGAGATCGACGTCAGCATTAAGGAAAGCGGTCGAGCGAGTTTGACGAGCAGTTTTCCAAGCGTTTAAAAGCGATGAAATTCTTTCAGCGGTTAAATTTGTGCCATTGGATTTAATAACCATTGATGGCGCTGGTTCTTTAGCGTAATTTACTGCCGCATTTTCTAGAAATACTGCTGCTGAAATTGTTTTACCAGCTCTGTGAAGTAATCCCTCATCCGGGCCATCAAAACGAATAATTGAACCGACACCATTCATCGGCACAGCTTTACCATCGACTCGATAACCTGTGATTTCCGTATTTTGAGAATTGGTTTCAACTGTTACGCGGTCTGGGCTAACGCGAGTCCAAGCGCGAACGCGGCCGCCGTCGGTGGCTGCATACATTTCTAAAACTTGTCCATAACCGACACCATAAAGCCAAATATCTTCAGCAAGCCAATTATAAATTACAAAGCCAGCAACTCTAGGATCTGGTTGGTTGATAACGCGATGCGGATCTACATAAGCGCCAGTAATGCGATTAAAAGTGGTTAAAGGTAATGAACCAATTGTGCCGCAAATAATATTTCTAGCTCGAGCAACTGACGGCACACTCATCGCCATCGCGCGAGTTGTGTTAGTAGCTCCGCCTAAAATGTTGTAAATCTGATCCTGTATCTGAACGGGAGTCAGCGCGGCAGTAACGTCAATCTTTTCAGATGCGCTTACTGTTGGAAAGAAGAAATCTCTAATAGCACCCATTACCTCAGAATTGTAATGGGTGTGTGCTACACAATTACAATATCAACACCGTCATTCGCTTTTGTGGCGTAGTGAGTCGCCAAAGCCGAAGCAATAGCGCCACAGATAACCGCATTACTGACTTTGCGACCCATTACCCAACCGCCGTCACCGAAAGGTAGTTTGACGGCGGATAGGCATTGTTTAGTCAGCTCATCTTGTCCCGAGTGAGCTAACCGCTGAGATGAGATTGCTCCCAGTAACTCATCGCAGCTTTGCGCATAGTCAAGGCCATCTATGGGCTCAGTTCTGATTCCTGCCGGTGCTAATCGCGCAGCAACGGCCGAAGCGGTTCGGGCTGAGTAGGCGACTAGTTGGACTGGATACTTTCGCACCCATTCCGCCAAGTCATTAGCCAAAGCCTTATCGTCGAGATTAGACGGGTTATGCCAAGTCTGCAAGAGGATGACTTGGAATTTATCGCCTTCTAACTTTTGGCTTGCTACTAGTGCCGCTTGTTTTCTATCAGGACTAAGATCGATAGCCAACCAAGTATCAGATTCAGGGTTGAGCCGAAGCCCCTCAACTTTACAGCTCTCCCATTGTGACGGACTGATGACAGGGTTGATGGTGTCGACCCATTGACATAAAACTTCTGTGCGCACAATATCTTCGGGATCTGACAATACGGCGCGGATATTGTCGGGATGGACTGTGTAACCAAGTGACGGGTTAGCTTGGCAAACACCTAGCCAAAAGTCAGGTGAGTTATCAAATTTAAGTCCGTTAGGTGCAGACCATTCGAACCAGCCAATATCGTCAGAGCCGCCGTGAATTGCGGCGTATGCTCTTTCGCGTAATTTATTTAGAACTATTGAATGTTGATCTCCAGCATTGGAGTAAACCCATATTTGAGGATTTGGGCTAGCCATTTGGGTATAACGCAGAGCAGACCAGACATCTTCGTCTTTATATTCGCGAGCCTCGTCCAAGTGAATGGTTTCAGGTGCGGCAATACCTCGACCAGCTGAGTTATTGGCTCGGACGATATAACGACGGCCTTCGGTGAACTGTAATTCTTGAAATCCTTTACTTTCCAGCTTTTTTGTGAATTCGGCGGCTAGTCGAGGATTCGATTGGATAATTCCGTAAATCTTGTAAAAAAGTTCGGCTGAAGTTGTGAGCTTGTGAGCTGTGTGAACCTGTAACTTTTCCTTGAGAACGTAAATTCTAAATAAAATTTGAAGCGCCATAAAAGTAGATTTACCTTGTTGACGTGCGCACAAAAGGGTTACGACTGGGTGTGCCCATCGGCCGTCCGGCTTGTATTTAAGCGAGTGATGGGCCAGCCATTGTTGCCAAGGAAGCAATTCGTAGCCTATTTCCTCGCAGAATTTAATCATTTGCTCGCCGTAAGAGGGTAAATCGCTAAGTTTTGTGTGAATTCGAGGGTTTACCACACCTCGGTAAGCCGATTCGTCCCTAACTCGGGCGATCTCAGTTGATATAGTCATTAAAATCCATTTTAGTCCGAATAATGCTTGGCCGAGCCATTTTCAGGGAAAATCTTCCCGAT